ATTGGTTTACCTAAGAGTTTTGTTGAGAACGGTGTAATTATCGGTCTTGTGAATGTTCGCGCGGATCTGACGTATCAGCAGGGCATCGATAGGATGTGGCTGCGCCAGACGCGCTATGACTTTTATTGGCCCGCTCTTTCTCACATCGGTGAGCAGGCCGTGCTTAACAAGGAAATCTACTGGCAGGGTACGTCAGCTGATACTGACGTGTTCGGCTACCAGGAGCGCTTTGCGGAGTACCGCTATAAGCCCTCCGAAGTGTGCGGCCAGTTTCGGTCCAACTATTCGACGCCGCTCGATGCCTGGCACCTGGCCGATAAATATACTTCCCTTCCTACCCTCGGCAGTACCTGGATTGCAGACCAGCCTCCTATGTCTCGCATTAAGGCGGTTACAACTGCGCCTGACATTCTCTTCGACGGTTTCTTCGATCTCGTCTGCGCTCGTCCCATGCCCGTCTACGGTGTGCCTGGTCTGATCGATCACTTCTAATTTGGAGGGTGCTTTTTGTGGTAACTATAAAAGCCAGAATGCCGATGGTAGGCTCGGCCACCCTTCACCCAGATAGCCCGGAGGCGTCACATCTCAAAGTTCTTACTCAGTGCACTTGTCCTGATGATCCTTGTCAGCCTTGTGATTTTGCTCGTGCCGGACTTTCGGTTATTCGTACTCGCCGTGCTGCTCAAATAAAGGAATCTTTAGATGGGGCTCTTTGATCTTTTCGGTACGATTCTCACCAACAATGCTAACTCCGCCCAGGCGTCGCGCCAGATGGAGTTCCAGGCGAGCATGTCTAACACTCAGCACACCCGTGAGGTCCAGGACCTGATTAATGCAGGCCTGAATCCCATTCTCTCAGCTGGCGGCTCTGGCGCCTCAGCTCCTGGTGGCGCTATGGCGACCATGCAAAATCCTCTCGCTGGTGATCCTGTGGGATCTGCTTTCGAGCTGGCTCTCAAACATAAGGCTCTTAAACAGGCGGATGAAAGCATTGCAAATACAAAAGCTGACACAGCGGCTAAACGCGCTGCCTCTGTTCTTACTGGCAACTCCGCCCGAAAAGCTAAAATCGAAGCCGATGCCGCCGAATACCTTGGAGGCGATCTTAAAGGCGGCGCAGAAGCCGCACGCTCTGCAGGCCAGGCCGCAGAAGCTGCAGGTGCCTTTACTGACTTCTCAGCTCGCATGGCTCGCGGTGCTAAGCGTCTTTTCAAAGCGGGCCGCGCATATCTCTCAACAGGAAAGGATTAAAAATGTCTAAACTTAAAACTGACGAGCTTCTGGAGCTCGACCGCGCAGGCTTCCCTCGCCGAGCAAATTATTCGTATCCCAATGACGGCCTTGATGTGCAGGCCGTCATTTCTTCTCTTCCTGAAGCTGAGCGTGCTTCTGAGCTGCGCACGCAACAGAGCTTCGCAGCTGAGTGCGATATCAACAACATTCTCGCCCGCGCTCAACGCGACGGCTTTATTGAGCACGTCGCCCGCAACAAGGCTCAGTACCTGGACCTGGCCGACATGCCTACCTATCAGGAGGCCATGAATGTCGTCGCCCAGGCTAACCAGGCGTTCGACCTTCTTCCTGCAAAAGTCCGGCTTCGTTTCCAGAATGATCCGGCTCAGTTTCTCGAGTTCGTAGACGATCCAAAAAACTTCGAGGAGGCCCGCTTACTTGGCCTCCTCGCCGAACCAGAGCCAGGAGCCCCGGAGCGCCCCCAAGGAGCTGGCGTAGGGGCTCCTGGCGACCAGGCTGCGTCTTCGCAGCCTGGTAGGACTGCGAGCTCTGGCGAGCCTCCTCTCCCCCTTGAAGGGGGGAAGAAAGGGGGGAAAGCGGATTGACCTTCTTGATGTCAATCCGCTAGGTGACACCGTTCCATAAAACAACGAAAGGAAATTACATGGCTAAGCGCTCAAAAATGTCGCGTCATCACTCTAAAAAGCTCTTCACTAAAACCGCTAAGCGGGTTCATCCCCGCAACGGTGCTCCCCCCGTCATGCGTGGGGGCTACCGCATATAACAAAAACCCCGGGGTTCTCCCGGGGCCTTTGCTCTCTGATCTTCGTTCGCACCGGGATTATAGGGCCTTTTGAAGGCGAAAGTCAAATGACATGCTTCTTCCCGCAGACCGTCTGGTATTCTAAGAGCTTAAATCCTTCCGGCCTTCGTTCTGTTGTTTTTTCTGCTTCCCTGGCTCTCTGGGCCGATAGGCCCTTTCAAATTCCCTGCGGCAAATGCCGCGGCTGTCGCGTCTCGCGCTCCCAGCAATGGGCTATTCGTATGATGCATGAATCTGCCATGCATTCTTCTTCCTCTTTTATCACTCTCACGTTTCGCGATGAGTGTCTTCCTCCTTTAAATTCTATCTGTCGTTCCGACATGCAAAACTTCTTTAAGCGTCTTCGACGCTCTCTCTCTCATCCTATTCGGATGTTCTATTGCGGTGAGTATGGCGACAAAACTTTGCGCCCTCATTATCATGCTTGTGTCTTCGGCGAAGACTTCTCAGCTGATCGTACTAAATATAAACTCACCTCTCTAAAGCATATGCTTTACAACTCTCCTACTCTCTCGGCCGCCTGGCCGTATGGTCACGCCGTTATCGGCGGTCTCTCTTTCACCTCTGCTGCTTACGTGGCTCGCTACGTCATGAAAAAACACTACGGCGAAAATGCAAATCAGCATTACGCCGCTCTTTGTCCTGATACGGGTCACCCTCTCTTCTCTCCTCCTGATGCCGACGGCGTCCTGGCTCCTGTCACCAGGGAGCCCGAGTTCGCTCAGCCTTCCCTCAAGCCGGGTATCGGCTTTGAGTGGTTTCAAAAATATCATGCAGACGTCTATCCGGCTGATCGCTGTGTCGTTAAAGGCAAGCAAATGCGGCCTCCGCGTTACTACGACACGCTCCTGGAGCGCATGAATCCTGATCTCTTTTCGGAAATTAAGCTTCGTCGTAAAAAAGAGATGAACTCCAACGAAAACTTCGCTTATGATAACACCATCGAACGTCTCTCCGTTCGTCTCAAAGTCTTTGATGCAAAAATCAACACGCTTGTAAGGAGTCTCGACTAATGATCTTCAAAGTTTTCGCCGTCTTCGATGTTAAATCGGAGTCGTATGCTCTCCCTCACTTCCTTCCTTCGAAGGGGCAAATGATCCGCGCTTTCGCGGATCAGATCAATGCCCGCGAGGGCACGCCCGAGTACGGGATGCTTGCCAAGCATCCCCAGGATTTCATCCTTTTCGAAATCGGCGACTATGACGATTCGAAAGCTCTTCTTCATCCCTATCCCGCGCCCGTCAATATCGGCGTCGGTACTGAGTTCAAACAATCGTAAGGAGCTGAATCGATGCCGATCTCACAGCAAAACTTCAATGCACCCTCGCATATGGCCCCTGCTCACAACTTTTCGCAGGTTCCTTCGGCCACAATTCCGCGCTCGAAGTTCAATCGATCCTTCGGGCGTAAAATGACTTTCAACGCAGGGGATCTTGTTCCCTGCTTTGTCGATGAAGTCCTTCCTGGCGATACTTTCAACTGTAAGCTCACGGCCTTTGCGCGCCTGGCGACGCCCATCTACCCTGTCATGGACAACATTTATCTCGAAACTTTTTTCTTCTTCGTCCCCACTCGCATTGTGTGGGGTAACTTCGAGAAGTTCTTCGGTGCTCAAGACAACCCCGGTGATTCCACCAGCTATATCGTTCCGGTTACGACCGTACCAGCTGGCGGCGTTGTCAATGGCACGGTCTTCGATTATTTCGGGATTCCTGCAGGCATCGCCGGCACTGCTGCAGCGACCTTCAACAATTTGCCTGGTCGCTGCTACAACCTGATCTGGAACGACTGGTTCCGTGATCAGAACCTGGTCAACTCCGCGCCCTTCGGTACGGGCGACGGTCCTGACACTTATGGGTCTTATTCGGTCATCCGCAAACGCGGCAAGCGCCATGATTACTTTACTTCCTGCCTTCCCTGGCCGCAGAAGGGCACTGCCGTCTCTCTTCCCCTGGGAACGTCTGCTCCTGTCACGACGACAAACGCTAACATTCTTTTTCATGGCGCGACGACTGCAGCTGACACTACGGGCTATATGTCTGGTGCTGGCTCGGTCGGTCTTAACGCTGCTGGTGCTGGCCCGACTGACTATTTAAGATTCGGCGCTACTACTGGCCTGCAGGCCGATCTCTCAGCCGCGACGGCTGCGACTATTAACCAGCTGAGGCAGTCTTTCCAAATTCAAAAACTCTATGAGAGGGATGCACGTGGTGGCACTCGTTATACTGAAATCGTACGCTCTCACTTCGGCGTTGTATCCCCCGACGCTCGCCTTCAGAGGCCCGAATATTTGGGCGGCGGGTCTACTCGAATCAACATCAACACAGTCGCCCAGACAGGCGCGACGGGCGCGTCTGGAACAACTACGCCTATCGGCACTCTTTCTGCCTTCGGGACCGCTACAATGGCGGGCCATGGCTTTACAAAGTCATTTGTTGAGCATGGATATATCATCGGCCTGGTGAACGTCCGCGCTGACATTACGTATCAGTATGGCCTTCCCCGCATGTTCTCCAGGTCGACCAGGTGGGATTT